GTTCATTTCACTAGCTCCAGGTGTTTATACAACTTGTATTCAACGATGTCACTTGGCTCACCATAGTGCATCCAGCCAACGATTCCAGCCGAAACAACTTGCACTATCCCGGCCCGTGTTCGCACTTCAACAACAGTATCGGGATTCACCGGCCCTTTTAGGGGGTGGTCTGCACCATTCCAAGGTGTCCAATCACCGTGAATCATTTCACTGACTCCGGTAGTTGCTCGACACCTGTGGTTCGCAGGTTACAGGGCCGCCATTCGTGGCCGCACGACTGACATTGATGGGTAGCGTGTGGAGGATTGCGCCATCCCTTCTCGACGTTGGGCTTATCGATGTGCTGGGTATGACACCTTGGGCAATACAGAATCATCGGGATGCTGTTTTCACGTCTTATGGAGTCTTCCTTAGAGGTCGGTCTTCCCGCTTGCCATTTTCATCTTCCAGGCCAACGAGGTAATCTAAACTACACTTCAACACCATCGCCAGGGCAATGATCGTATCTAAACGAGGCATCATTCTGCGATTTTCGAATCCAGTTATCGTGCTGACGTTGATACCACTCTGACGCGATAGCTCTATCAAGTCCATGCCCTTGTCCATCCGGGCCTTCTTCAGTCGATAGCCCAAGACACCTTTACCGTCACAGTTTCTACTTTCGAGTCGCAAGATAGTCGGGCAGTTGATTAGATGGCTGGTCATGCTTAGCTCCTTTCTTTGACGTGCTCTGCGCGCAAGTGAGTTATACCCCGTTCTATGTTCTTCATTTCTTGGGCAACCACCGCACTATAGGCCATTGAAGCCGCTTGCTCGGCCCTCTTGTACGCACGAGTCAGGCAGTCTTTTCGGTAGTTCTCGACAATTTGTTCTATGTCCAGATCCTTGAACTTCACCTGGGCTATGGAATGGCCTGCTGGTCTGTAGTCAGTCATTGTCGGAATCCTGCGCTTGTGCGTGTTGGCGGTGTTGAGCTTCGGCTATTAATTTGGCATTGCGTAGCGTGCGCTGAATCTTCGTGCATGTTACTACAGGGCCGCCCTGCCAGATAGATCCACCATCTAAACGCGTTGGTGGGTGGTCTTCTACTTCAATACGATAACCCAATGCCAGTGCGCGGTCAGTCAACCCGGCAATCTGACGCTGGATAGACAGTAGTTCGTCTTCTATCTCGTGCTGGTCATTCAATTTGATTGCGCAGGCCATGGCTACTCCTGATTACTCAATGGTATGAACATGCTTCCCACGAACATCCCAAATATCTGGCGGCACGTCGTAATCTGGTCATGGGTGAGAGCGACTACCGACATGTAGCGTTGTGCCCTGTCATAGCCCTTACCGGGAAACTCGCGGCTCATCAACGTCTCACTGTCCATATTTCTAAAGGCGGGATGAAATTGACTACTGCCGTCCGAGAACACCAGCTTATGGGCATAGAGACTACCATCTGGCAACGGTTCTGCCGACATTGAGGATAGCAGGAATGCTTTCTGGCCTTCGAATCGAAATTCTTCTTCAGTCAGCACCTTAAACGGTATAGCCATATCCACTCCTTGGCTCCGCAATTGATTGCGGACAGCGCCGCTTTCGCGTGCGGAAATCTAGGTTACCTTTTTGAAGATACCCTCACCCAATCCAAACACCACTGCTGGTCCATATACAAAAGCGTCGAGCAAGTCATCAGCCCGCTTGTACGCTTCCTTATCATTTAGGTAGAATTTCTCTATCTGGGCCAACAAATGGTTCTTGGTTTTGCCATTGTATTCCTTAACTTTGGTAAAAGCACATTCATGAATCTTTACCTTATGCCCATAAACGTGCCCACTTACACCAATCGCCCTCCCATCTTTGCCTACCGCCGTGATGCCGCTGGGGATCGGTGTCGCCACGTAACCCTGTAGCGCGCATTGCTGGAGCAGAATAATACCGCTGGCTTTATCTTCAATGTAGACTCCGCCCTCACTATGCTCGTATCCGTAGCGGGCTTTCAATCTGTCCGACCAGCGCTCCATGTTGGCATACACTCCCGGGAGCCAATCGATTAGCAGCGCGCCATCGATCTTCACCACATCCCAATCCAATAACGTAAGGGGTGCCCCGTTACCGTATTTGTTGAATGCCCAGTAACAAACCGCCGTGCCATCGTGAGCTACTCCGTCCTTAACCGCGCTATCAATGGTGGCAAGGATGTATTCACAATTAACCGGGTCGCCTACAGGCTTCCCATTATTGAGCAGGTACTCAACTTTAAAGAATGCGTCGCCACCCCAGTTGATAAACTCGGCCAAAATCTCCTGTTTGTAAACCAGCGGTGGGTAGTCGTATATCAGCTTTGCGACATCCTCAGCGGGCAGGTAGGGATTCTGTGCTGTCGGGGCATGAAACTCGGTGAACCCATACTGTGGGTCGTTACATATTGCGTAGAAGAAATTCTCGTCGTCGGCACCATTGGGCGTACTCATAACCACTGCCCGGCCTTTGCGGTCGATCAGTGTCGGCTTGATTGCCTTCTTCCATACGTCCAACATGTTGGGGCGTGTGAAAGCCCCTTCGTCAATGATCACCAAGTCATATTTGCGACCACGACCCGGCATTTCATTACTACCATCGAGCGACCAGAAATCGATGCCCCCACCATTGACGGACTTGAACACCATCGTGCTCTTGTTCGCACTCTTCTTAATCGGTGCGAGCAGCACCTCAAGTTCGTTATAGGTTTCCGATACAGTCTTATACGTGGGAACAAAAATACCAACGTTGCGGCCCTTCCCTATGGCATCGCCAGCGAGAATCTTACCGTAGTCGGTCTTACCCCATCGACGGCCACATCGTAGGGCGAAATATCTAGTACGTGCATTCCAGGCATTAACCTGCCCTTGGTGGAATAGCGGGAGTTCAAGTGTTGGCATTACAGGCCACCACCCGGTAGTTCATCCGGCAATCCGCCTGCACTGCCCCCGGGCACTCCACCGATGATCGTCACTACAGAATCCTTCTTCAACAGCGCTGCTGCTTTCTCGCCAGAGATCGCGGACTTCGCCAACAGCTTCTGTCGCTTCTGTTCGTTCTCGTCTAGTTGATCGCGCATGATCTTCTGATCCACGCCAATCCGCAAACAGAATAACCGGAATTCCTCCTGGGTCATCTCGCTTGGTGTCTTACCGCTTTCTGGATCTGGAATCTCTGGCTCTGGGTTAGGTAAATCATCTGGTAACCCGCCCGTCATTGACACCCCGCCGCTTCCCTGATCGCCCGCCCATTCTGGTGGTGCATCACCAAATTCCTTGGGTAAAATCTTGCTCAACATAAATTTACGTGCCTCGATCTTCACCCGTGATCGTTGTACGTTGTCGGTCATCACAATCTCTTTCGTGCCATCAGCCTTATCTACGATAGTCACTGACATGCAGGGTGTGTCAGCAATATGGATAGTCTCATCTGCCCACACCATCGCCCGCATTTGTTGTGCGAGGGCGTACCGTTCTCGTAAGTCCTTGTCCTCAACCACCCAGCGTAAGAACACACTGGTTCCTGGCATATTACGATCTTCACAGATCTTCCGTAGGGGTATGCCATCAATCACACGTTCAAGTATGTACTCTGCTACTTCTGGGCAATAGGCCATACCCATATCTGCTCTTGATCTGAAATGATCTTGGGCAATGAAATTAGCCACTACCCACCTGCGGGCTTTTTCACCGAGTACACAGTCGTTTAGTTCTTCTACAGCTAAGATGATTTCAGCCGCACTTATGCCGCCGCGCTTTCTGGCTTCATCTACTGTTTGTGGGATGTGGTATTGGCGTAGTTCTTCTGCTAATTCTCTATCTACCCCGATTCGTTCATCGGCCCAGTTATTGAACTTATCTAAATATGCTTGGGCTTTTTTTTGATCGGTCTTACTCATGATCTGAGCTTTCTGCTCTGCTGCCAGTCGGTTTTTCTCATAGCCTTTCTTGGTCGGCTTTTTTGGCTGGGGGTTGAGAATATTAACTGTCATGATCGGGTCACTGCATGAGCGTGCTGGGAGGTCAGTGTACAACAGCTTGTGGGTGAACAACAACATGCCTATAGAGCGCTCCGCAATCAATTGCGGACAGCGCCCTACTTGAGCAATCGGATGTGTCTGTGCCTAAGTACGTTTTTACTCGTTTTTTGAGCTTTTTCTATGCAAGTACGGGCTTGTCGCTTGGCTAAAAATGATCTGCCCGCATGGCGTGCGAGAGCGTAAACAATGGTTGCCCACCCAGCGAGCCATACAACACTGATAGCCCACCAGCTTATGGTCAAGAACCACTGTAGCGCATCCCGCATTGCAGCCCCTGTGCATTACACAGCTTGCCCAAAATGACAGGTAAGGCCTTTATTCTCGCGCTTGAGCAGGCGAGACAATTTGGTGCCAGCCGGGTTATTGACTGGACGAACTTGCCGCTGCGCCAAACGAATTGCTCGACGCTGGGCTTTGTTCAACAGCGGGTTCTTGAGGCGCTTGCTCAGACTGTGCTTGGTTTTCATTTGTGGTTCCTGTTTGTAGATCGGCAGAAGCAACAGATTTGCCGCTTGCCTGAGGTTTGGTGCCCGGTTGTACTACAGGGGGCGGGGGTTCTACATGTACTACAGGTGGTGTTTGCACCACCGGTGCCAGTGGGTCGGGGGGTGTATAGCCTGGGAACACTTGGGGACCACCAAGGCGGGCGTTCGGTGCGCGATAGGTCAGCACCAAATTTTCTGGGCCAGTCAGCGCAGTGGTGATGCCACCCTGAGGCTTATCGAATTGCACACGCACAAACCCGACAAATACTTCTACGACTGTGCCGGTGTAAGGTTGCAAACCACCGGTAGGGCTGGGGCACTCCACCTTGTCAGCCACTTGAGGGGTATAGGTGTTCATGAACTCTCCTTGTTGTCACGCACTGCGCGTGTACTGACTTTCATTTCATAATTGCGCATAGCCAGGGGCGTGCGTGGCTCCAGACTGATTTCCAGCACTACTCCCATGCCCCGCGCCAAATCACATAAATCTTGTGCGCGTCGGGCAATGAACAACACCGGGTCACAATCGGGGCGTTGTCCCTCTCCATCTATGGTGGTATCAATGGACATCTTTCATCAGCCCCTTCTCGGTACAGTGTTTAAGGATAGCATCAGTGCAACCATTGATCCAGTCACTGGCCTTTACTTCTGTCTGGTGGGCTTCGAGTTCGCAGAGTGGGCAGTATTCAGAGCCGTCTTCTTTCTCACCCATCAAATACAATCCTCCGGCCTGCACGCCACGCGTGTTGCAGGCACTGGACCGGGATCTTGAATGATCACATATCGGCCATCAACCACGCGTACGTGTTTCATCGCGCACGGACACGCCGGTTGGCCGTCTTGCGGTCCCACGCAATTACAAGGCTGCACCGTATTATCAACCCCGGTATAAATGCCGTTAGTCACGTTCGGCCTCCTGTTCAAGCTTGTCCATTTCCATTGTAGCAAAGCCCTCGGCCATGTCCTCGAAAGCCTTGAATAACATTTGCTTGTACACAACTCCCCATACAGCAGGTGAGACGGGGCCACCAAGAGCACTAATCGTGAGTGCTACGGCTGAATCATTCGATGTAAACCATTCGAAGGCCTCGTGAATATCGGCAATCGTGGGGTTGGTAGTGAGGCGCTTGTACTCCCTTGCGCCAATCAAATCCTTCTGCTCAGCATAGGCGTCTTCATCCTCCAACCACTGAGCATGTCTACTTGACATGATGAACTCCATTTCAGTTGTACCAGCTATTCAATATAGCCCAAAACTGTTGTTTGTCAAAGGCATTTCCGCAATCAATTGCGGTCTACAGCATCCCATCAATTTTAACAAAGCGCTCATATTGTGAGCGCCACGTCATGAAATCCTGCACGGGCTGCTTGTAATACTGACGAAAAGCCTTTTCCGCCATATAGGCCAGAAATATTTCGGTCGTGGTTACTTCGTAGTCTAGTATCATAATTTCAACTTCTTCATGTCCGCTAGGTTATACCCGTATTTTGCATCAGCGGTAAATTGCAACTGGGGATTCCAGCCAACTTTATTAAACGGAAGATTTTGCATAATGTCGAGTTGTAGCTTCGTGCATTCCTCGTACTTGTCTTCCCGGATGTAATCGTATCCAGCATCATGCACTGCCAAGCAGGGCACAATAATTTGCTGTTCAAACAACTGGGGCAACATAAGCTGGCACTCTGAGAATGTCCATATCATCATGTCACTCAGCGCGCCTTGAGTCGGACTGTTGATCGCCTGCCTCTCAGCCTGTGCTCTTATGTTTTGCAGCGGACTATCAATCAGCGGTAAATGCCGAATCCGGCCCAGTGGCCCACGAACTTGCTTGTACTTCTTGGCCTCCCGCTTTTGCTGTGCATGATAGTTCTTAAGCAGCGGATAAAGGGTAAAGAATGCGTGGTCAAATTCCTCGGACTCCATATGCGTTAGGTCTACGCCGTAATTAATCCGAGCATACTCAATGAATCCCTCCACTCCCATGCCATAGATCTTACCAAAGTTACCGGCCTTGCCCTTCTGCCGAGTTTCCTCGTACAGGTACACAAGTGCTGCGTCTGTCGAGTTCTTCATCGCAATCATTTCATCATAAGTGTATCCAGCCACCTTGGCGCTTGTCTTCACATGCAGATCCATGCCATTGCGATAGGACTCAATCATGCTGGTTTCATTCGCCAAACAGGCAATGACCTTCAACTCACCCTGCTCGTAATCGCGCTCGACAATCACATATCCCGGTGGTGCGATGTAGCACTCACGCAGGCGCTTAGTCCATTTAGTGTGTTTGGGTATGGTGTTGTGAACAACAATACCGTTTGCCACAAATGAATGGCTACTTTGAATGGTCAAGTCAAACGTCTCTCTATACCCAGCTTCTTCAATGGATATGAGAACTACTTCATTGAAATACCGTGAGTTGACAGTTTTGGACTCGTCAATGCTTGCTCCATTGGCATCCCAATCGATAGCCGATAGTGCAATCTCCCTCGACTCATTCCATACTCCCTGGCCCACTGTGCCTCGGTCTGAGTTTTGCCATTGTGCGTCAGCATTTTGGTATTGCGTCTGTTTTCTGCCTGCTGCTTCCGTGTTGCCCAGTGGCAATTGCCTTTCTCGTAGTTGCCATTCACATTCTGACGTTCGATTGACCACCCTTCCCCGGGCTTCTCCCCCAAATCCGCAAGAAAATTCTCGAAAGCCAGCCACCGCTCGCATACTTGAATGCCACGACCCCCGTAATCTTTCCAATCCTTGCTGGTTTTGCTTAAACAGCGGTTTTTCATAGCCGTCCATGAATAGTATGTTGGGCTTGTGTATGTCTGGGTCCGATGTCCTAGGCCACTGCCTTTCGTCGGCATATGAAATATCCCCAATAGTTAATTCATCTGTACGTACCCATCCTCTAGCCGTTAAAACTGGGTGATTAGCAGTACATTTGATGATTTGTCCATTAGAGAATTTTAATTCATAAACTTTCTTAATGCCATTGCAATATGTGCCTACAATGGGTTGCCATTTACCGGTGTGCGTTAATACAGCTAACCCACCTCCTTTGTGTTGAACTAACCAATCCAAGCGTTTTAATCCTACATTTGTCGTTACTAAAGTTTCTCCAACCATGCATTGAACTGCTGGGTTCTTGACTGAAAGCCGTCCTGTATCAGCCCCCCCTTCATCGTTGTCTCGATCCCCAACAAAAAAGAAGTAATTGGGATGAAACTTTCCATCACTGCGCACGCATTTCATAAACCCACGGACGTAGGTGCCCAGGGTTTTAGTCAGGCTCCCATACTCGCCCAGCAACTCAATAAATGCCGTGGCTTCAGGAATATCCTTGAATTTCATCAAGCTATCTAATGACGTACTGGGCTTGCCACTCTTAGCCGTAAAGTCCATTGGCTTCAAATCCAGGCCCATGGGACTAAACATATAGTCATTAATGAAAGAGGCTTTGGTGATATTCAGCCCACCCGCCTTTTCCTCGTCCTGATGCTTGGCTACCAGCCGCCCGCCAACTATCTGTTTGGCCTTGTGGACAATCTTCAATGCTTCTGTTTCCAGATCGGACTCAAGTGCGCGGAATTTCTCAGGGTCGATAAAGATACCGCCTCGCTCTACCAGTTCAAAAGCGCGTGCCGCTGGGTGCAGGATATTCACATAAAACTTGGCAAGTGCCGGGTCTTCCAACAACTCCACCTTCATCTTGTCAGCTACTTGCCAATCTGCATCCGTATCTCCACCCGCATATGGTAGGAGTTTTTCACGGGGTACGAGATCCATTCGTGCTTTGTCGACTGTTTGATCGAAGACATCGCTGTACCCTCCCAAAGAAGGAACATATATTTTTGTATGGACGTCGAGACCATTAATCCTATTTTCATCGAGCAAACTCCCTACTAAGGTCGTGTCCAATTTGAAATTGGTACAGGTAAAGTCCCCGCGCTTCGCCAGCCAGCGCAAATCGTACTTGAGGTTAGCCCCGCGCAGGCTAATCATCGGGCTACTCAACAGCCAACTAAGCCGCTGGGCAAATTCAAAGTTAGTGAGGCGGTCCTGTTCATGCTTGGCATTGTCGAAATAGACAACATCTGATTTGCCGGGTTCGCAAGTGACTTGAATACTTACTATGTACGCGCCTGGGTGGCCTGTAGCTGGATCGGGAAGCTTGTACTCATCCAAGCCCACTGTTTCAAGGTCAAGCGCTACAGGCACTGGCTGTTGGGTCTTGCAGTAGAGAGCGATGATTCGCTGTTGTATCTCTTGGAAGTGCTCGACGTATCGATACTCACCTAGCTTAGGTTCGATTGAACCCGTTGCAGCCAGTCGAGCTACCATGCCGGTGTCAGTCAGCAAGGTAATGAACATCCCGTAATCGACTTCTTTGATACCCGGGCTATAGCTCACCATTACCGGAATATCATTCGGCAGTGTCAGCACACGAGCGCGCATACTACCGATCTTTCTGTTCTTGGGTACTACTCCCATTTCTTGCAAAACTGCAAGCGAATCTGGCCCAAGCGCGAACACCGCATCAGGCTGAAGATCCGCTATCTCACCGTAATTCTGGACGTATTCTACCTTTAGATCAGGCTGCTGCCGGAGGGCTAAGGAGAGCGAGGACCGAACCTTGCTTGGCGGATAATTGCACCAAACGCACAGAGTCTTCATACCAAGTCCCATTTGGGTTGTAACTATAGGCAGTAATCAGCCCGGGTTTTAGCTTGGTCAGGGTGTTGGCAATGCTCTTGCCGCCAAATCCCGTGCAGTCCTTCACATGCAGCTTAACGATGGACCCATCAACAACACAGACCATCAGGGGCTGGCAACTGGAACTGATTGCATAGAGCCATAGGTTGCCCATCACCTTAACAAAGAACCCGCACTGCGTGGGCGTGAGCACGTCGCTGACGACTACTACCTCGGCATCGATCCGCCACGGGCCTGCCAGCACTTTGCGCAAGTCGCACCCACGCACTCGACCATCCGGCATTTCGTGTAACTCTACACCCAGTGCGTCAGCAACAGGGTAGAGCATAACATCTGGAATGTTTGAAGGGGTGTAACTCATTTCAGTCTCCAAGGGTATCAATAACTAATTCGTTAGGGAGCTTCTCGATTACGACTTTCTGCAAAAACACAGAATTCCAAAACAGGCTGAATTCCCAAAACCGACCGTCTTCTATCTCGACGCAATGGGCGTCCAGATCCGATCCGAAGCCAGTTAAGAAGTTATTGAACTTGATTACATCCCCTACCTTGAGGGGCTTTACCCGCTCAAGTAAGGATTGTGCGGCTTTTGTGTTTGTCTTCATTATTGAAGCTCCGTTACATTTTTGATCTGTTGGTCAAAAGTAATGCCGCAATCAAATAAAAATGCGCCAATTATCCGTCCTGGGGGCACTCCGTCGCCCCCCATATGCACTGAAAAATGCGTATCGTGTTCGGTCATACCCAGGTTATGAAGGGCCATTAACTCGTCATTAAGGGCATTATCAAATTCAGCTCTAATACTGATCTTGCTGCCCTTAATCCGTGCCGCCAGCTTTACCCGTGGATTGATAGCCATCACCGTGTAAATCGAAGCAGGGTCTGTTCCTGCTACCTTCTGGCCCACTTGTACTGCATCCCGCAGCTTGACAACACCCTCGGGCAGTACTACTGGGATACTCGAAGGGGGGATTGGCTTAGCGTCTTTGGACTTCTTGGCCTTAGAAGGCTTCGGAACCGCCAAATCCACTATGAACTCAAGAGCCTTATCAGCAAGAAGAGCCTTATCGTGTTCTGCTTTGTCCTTGGCCGCTAGAATGTCTTCTTTCTCTGTATCCGATAAGCCCTTGGGTGTGAGAAAATCAGCACCGCTCTTAAGGATCGCAGCCATCAACTGCTTGTTTTCCTCAAGTATTGCTTTATCCTTCAGGGTATCCGGCCCATTGGATATCACATTAATTTGAAAAGGCGTACCAGATGCTGCTCCGCCACCACCGAAGCCTGTACCGCTATCCCAAGGTTGCGCCGATGCCCCTCCCGTGCCATTCCCACCCCCGCCTGCCCCGCCTGAGAAGTGCAACGGGCCTCCGCCACCAGACGCGCCATGAGTGGGGGCACCCGGCACATTGACTGATACCACTGATACCACTCCCTTGAGTGTGTCTGGTTTTCCAATCCCCGCCCCAGCGACAGCCTCACTCAGACCATTTTCTACATTGGAAATCGCTATCGATAGCGCGAATTTGTGGATAAAGTCGATAACCTGCTTCTTAACCTGCTCAAAGACTACTGGATTACCGGCCTTCTTCATCATTGATGAGGTATTCACCGGTAGATCCAGGGTCGCCTTGACGGTTTTATAGCTGGCCTTGATAGACGTGAACTCGGTGCTAATCACCGCGCCGATGTCAATCAGCGGATCGATATTTGCTTTTGTCCACTCGGGACCAAAGACCTCTTTAAAGAGAGCCTTCTGAGACGCGGGGCTTAGGGACACAGCCATTCTCCTTCTCCTGTTACGCACTCCATTGCCAGGACTCCACGGTTAGTGTAGTGCATCGCCTACATTTGTCAAATATTACCAGATCAGCTTGGGTGATTCGACTGGGTAAATGTCGCGCACTGAATCGGCAAAACCCACTGTCTTCTTGTGACTGCCACCACTACTTCCTTGGTAGCCGTTGGTGCCTACTTTGTTGTCCCAGTGGCTTTCTACCCCGGTGCCACCCTTTGGGGATTTCGTTACCAAGAACTTTTTTGTTTCAGCCGCATCCTTGCACGCGTAGTGGTCCATTAGGAATTTAACCTGGGATTGCGTCTCAACCGCCTTGTGACAGTAGTTCTTGCGTACGTATGCAATCGGGTCAGCCATGCCGGTCATCACCGACACGACCGCCGCTAGGAATGTCCCTGTACGCCCGTGCCCGCCCATGCATCCCGCGTGTACCTTGCGGCCCGCACGAAGCTGCTCACACGTCCAATCCACGAGCTTGCGAAAAGATGCAGCATTGCTGGGGGGTGCCATATCGACAATGGGGTAATGAATCACCGTCACTGGCTTATAGCCCTTCATCCAGGGGTAAGTCACATTTGGGTTGACCGCATCAGTGCCGAAACCGATATACACCTCGGCATCAACCACTGCTGGAGTGGTGCCACTCCCGCCATAGATCTCGTACTCCAGGCCGTCCAGGGCCTCGAATTTTAGCGCTGGGTGTGAATAGTAGCATGACAGCGAGCCACCTTTGCCTCCTTTCCACAGAAAATCGTCACCAGCCGCTGCGGTGCTATATTTTTTTGCCATTTCTAAGACTCCATTCTAGTTAGGCCGGTGTCAGCCGTTTATAAATCGGCACTTCTACTCCTGGGAGTATTTTAAATACTCCCACCTGCTCGGCTTTGTAACCGTTAAAATCAATCGGTTTTCCCTTAGGCTTCCCATATTTCTTGTCTTGCAGGTTTTTGTACTGCGGGTAATGGTTGACCGACCCAAGAGCCTCGACCTTGTACCAGTCAACATAAGTACCAAATTCATTCCCGATGTGAGACTGTGCCTCCTTGAATAGAGCGCTCTGGGTCTTAGTCAGACTCCCGTAACCGTACTCGATAGCAAATTCAGGTATTTGGCCGCTGCGCTGTACATCGAGAATCCGCATGAAATCAGAACTGTAACTATCGTACAACATGCCTTTATTGAACATAGGGCCATTATTGTGTGCCAGCGTGTACGCGGTATCCACCATCATTTCCTGGGTGGTCTTGCCATCCAAAAACTGATTCAGGCACTTGGTTATGTTCGCCCAGGGTAGGCCACCATAGCCCCCATTATAGCCGCCGTGACTAAACATCGCCTCGATAGCTTTGAAAAAATTACCTACACTGCATTGAGGGGGGCTGTTCAAAAACGTAGTTACCACGGCACTACTGTTCTTACTTTTGATCTTGAAGTGAAACTCCTTAGGTCCAGTACCAAAGGGCTTAACGATATGCTTATCCCAAAAAGTGTCGGGCTTGGATGTTAGGTGTCTATTTTCCCTGGTGGTGATCAGCGCCATATACGATACAAGTCGGCTTCCCTGCTTGGAAACAATATCCTCGTACTCACGCATAATGCCAGCCGCCCACCCGGGCAGGGGTTCATGCCGTGTGAACTTGTCTTTGATGATTGAAGACAAGTGGTTGAACAAATAAAACTGGAAGGCTTCGTTATCAGGCGATACTAAGCAAGTCCCGTATTTGGCCTCTTCTTCCAGAGTGGTCTTGTACGTTTTGATGTTCGTCGCAAACGTCTGACATGACACATTTGCCAGATTGATCAAATGGAGTTGGGGTAAGCGCTCGAAGTAAGCCAGCGTATTATTTGGAATTGCCTTCACCATTCACTCCATTGATGTTACGACTGTTTTTAGTATAGCGCAATCGCGCCGTTTGTCAATAATCGAATATGGGTTGCGGAATCACCGGTCTGATTCTCTCCACCCAGGCCCAGTCGAAAATGATGCCCTGCATCAACAACTCGCAGCGTGCTTTGTGAGCGACCTCAGCGTAAGTGTCGGCCTGGAATTTCACTCTACTCCCAGACACCTGCCCATTGGCGTACCAAAGCTCGTACATCACCACGCCTTAAATTTCGATGGGGGTTTTGCGTCATAGCCGGGGGGTAAGTAAGTCAAGCAGTCGGCATGACGGAAGCGTGCTATGAGTTGCAGGGTTTTGATCAGATACCGAGTTTGCCATGGCACCACAAAATCCTCGACATACTTGTACTGTTGGGGTGTCTCGACTGCGTGCTTGTAGTAATTCGCTCGTACGTACTCCACCGGATTCTTCTCGCCAAAAGCCTTTGCCAAGATCGCCATGAACAGCCCGGTACGGCCTTTGCCGCCCATGCAGCCAACATATACCGCGCTACCAAAAGCCATTTCAACCACAGCATCGTGTAAGCCCTTAGTCACAAGCTTCACGTCGGGTATGTGGAAATCACGGGTAGGAATATCAATTTCCTCCGCATCATGCGCCAGAGGCACTTCCTTAGCCATCTTGACACCGACCATGCCCTTAGGCTTCTCAATGTACGGCCCACCGAGTACCACGTAATGTTTGGTGCCGCGCACCGGCAGTTTGAGTTTGCCAAGCATTGCTATCTACTCCATTAGATGATTGACCAGTCTATCACTGGGTCCTGCTTTGTCAAAGGGTTTCCGCAATTGATTGCGGACAGCCTAAGGAAATTTCAAGTCAAAGTATCGCTCGATCAGGCCCACCCAGCCGCAGTAGGCACAACCGTCGCCTTCACACTCGGTGCATTCTTCTTGTGCCATTTCCTGCCCCCTGCCCACTTGGGTAAGGTGCTTTTTGCACAACCACAGTACATTGTTGCCAGTCACCCACATTACCCACGAGTGATACCGCCGATTGCCGTGCGGGTGACTAATGATCGCCGCCCGGGTAATCATCACTTCAAGCTCATCCATGGTAATAGCCGTTTCAGCCATCACGCGCAGGACTTGGGGAGCAAGGATGTACTTAGACTGTGACATGCTAGTGCTTCGGGGGTTTGATACGGTGAATCGGGATCGAGGTGGGGGCTTCAAAAGTTAAACGACTGTGTGTTTCAGAATACCCTTCTGGCATATCCCAATTGGTAATCACGTTGTCATACACCCCACAGGATACAAAAACATCCGGGAGAATTTCAGTGCGTTCTTCGTCGGAAATAATGAACTCTGTTTTGCCTACTTCGATCTTTAGCTCCTTGCCGCCGTCTTCCACAGACACCACCCGTAGCATTATATCGCCCACCTTAATCTTACTACCTCGGCGAACTCCTAGAGCCAAAGCCATGATCTACTCCTTTAGTAATTCCTGCGCCTGAGCCGTAACCGTCCAGAGACTGCCGCCCGCCATTCTTTTTCGGGCCGTGGTCTGCTGTACGAAGCCCTTGGCTTTCAATACATACAGGTAACTCGCTACTTCTTTCGCTCGGGTTATCCCGTTCGTGCCCGCAAGCCGTTGCGTAATTTGCCCACTGTCCGCCTCCACCAACTCAACTAAGGCCTTGAGCGTTACCAGTAGGTTCGATCCGGCTGGTGGTAGTTTTGGCTTTTGTCGTGGTTCAAGTTCTCCTAAACAAATCTGATCAAGTAATGAGGCCACTACCCTATGATACCCACACAGACATCGAAGTGTGACGTCTACCCTATCGCGTGACAGCCACGCGTTAGAACTCCCACATTTAGGGCAGTGTGACATATAAATGCTGGTAGTAGCGTGCCAGCATTATACATCACTCCCCCCTGTTAATCAGCAACTACCGCATTTGTAGCGCCTGTACATCAGATATGAAACTCACATCCGGTCCCAGGGATCCATAACTTGCGTACTTAAATCCACCCTCCTTCTCTTTCCAAGCCACCACCATTTTTACCGCTTTCGCATACATATCCAGATCCCCGGAAAACACTAGCCCCTCGGCCAGTATCAGATCTTCTAGTGTATTAATGCTGCGTATGACCTTCCACTGCTTATGCAAGCTCTCTGTCAAGCCAATCAGCACGAACTTCTTTTGATCGTCTGTACGATAGGTGCCAAGCGCAGCGAGAAGCGGTAAATACCCGAACTGGTCCGGCTGGTCGAACAATTGGAAGAACCGCTTTTCAGCTTCAACAATTCTTGTTTGTCTCAAATCGATGTAAAGTGTATCGACTTGGGGCAATAACTTTTCAATGTTGGCAACGTCCTTAGCCATTAACTGTGGTGAAGGACTTGCGTGGTACAAAACTACCTTTGCGCCTTGAGCATCAGGACCGTCAACAATGGGCACATATTTCAATGCCCCCCGCATGATCCGCAGGTAATGGGCCGCTGCTTCGTTTTCGTGCCCATCGATCACAGGCACTTCCATATCCCAGATTCTTCCCGTACCACCATCCATACCCAGGGTTTCACCTGCCTGAAATTGGATCAAAGGTAGACCCACCCCCACAATACAGGGCTTGTTCATCCCACGAGCCACCACTGCCGCGTGGCAAGTACTGCCCCCTGTCATGGTAACAATCCCCTGCGCTGCATACATACCTGCAATATCATCAGGGGTCGTTTCATTAGTCACTAAAATGCACGGAATGCCTGCCTCCGCCGTAGCAACGGCTTGTTTGGCAGTAAGAACAATCCTGCCCGAAGTTACCCCACTACAGGCACTGATACCATTCGCCATCGGTTTTTTATCAAATTTTGGATTGATTACACACTGCTGGGCCTTGTCAAAATCCGTAATCTGGATCCGACTTGTCAATTGATCCCAACTAATTAGGCCTTCCTCCACCATGTCCACACCAATCTTTAGCGCGGCAATCGGTGTACGTTTGGCGTTACGCGTTTGGAGAATGTATAACTTTCCATCCTGTACCGTAAACTCCATATCCTGCACATCGCCCTTGAGTTTTTCAGCACGGTCAGATACTTCCGCAAGCTCCTGAGCGACTGCTTCATTCCAAGCTTTAAGTTCGGTAAGGGGCCTGGGCGTCGTACTGCCATCCACTACATCCTCGCCTTGAGCGTTCACCGCAAACTCACCAGTCAATTCATTTTCGCCCGTATCCGGGTTACGAGTGAACAGCACGCCCGTGCACGATTGGTCATTGAAGTTTCCAAATACCATGGCTTGCACAACCACCGCTGTGCCCCAGTCTTCAGGGATGTTATTGAGTTTGCGATAGATTTTTGCCCGGTCATTATTCCACGATTGGAATACCGCTTCAATCGACCCAAGCAACTGTTCCTGGGCTTTCGGGAAGTCCTCCCCAGTCAGTTCTTTATACTTGGGAAATGAATCTCCCGGTACTTCGCACCGGTCAAAGTGCTTTTTGTTGATGCCTTTAACCACTGCGCCATACATGTGAATCAAACGGTTTTCACTATTCAACACGCAGTCATTACCAATGCGTTTGGCCCATTCCAACACATTTGACTCATCGATTCCGACATTAAGAATAGTGTCCATCATCCCAGGGAGACTGACTCTCGCTCCGGAACGGACTGAAACCAACGGCATGTAACCAAAATGGTTTTCCAATTTCTTTAGAAAAGGTTTTATTTCTTTCGAAAGTTGTTTCAAAAACGTTTTCGGAGCTTTCTCATACGCAGCCATGTACTTACATGGAATAACAAACCCTGGAGGCACATTAAGGCCATTGCTCGCCATCCACACCAAGCCGCCTCCTTTCCCACCCAATACCTCAACTGAGGTTTCGGTAACTTGGTCCCCTAACCCAAACGAATAAATATCCATTTTCACTCCATTGAAAGTGTGAGTTTTCCACGCTTTCCCGTTGTCAATCTGCTTACATAGGGTTGGCTAATTCCAAATTGCTTTGCTACTTCGGCTGTCGTTTTGCCAGATGCAACTTCAGCAATAATTGCCGTTATTACTTCTTTAGGCAGACGTTTACCGGATACCAATTGCGCTTTTTGGTTGTCAACTACAGGAATTATTTCCACATTTCCTATAGCGTACGCCCCAACATCCCCTTTTCGGGCCATGCAGTACTGCCTGGAAGCACGACCACGTTGGTCATACTTACCAGAATTTTCCCATACCAAGTACCACTCACTAAATGACAAAAGGAATTCAATTCCACGCTGCCGTGCATGTGCTCGTTGGGCCGACCACTTCCCACGCGGGCTTTCTGCGTAGGCTTTCTGATTAGCTTTTAGGCGAGCTTTCGCTTGGGCGCTTATAGCAGGCATGTTCACTCCATTGATGTTTCGTGCCATTACATTATAGCACTAGTGCAACGTTTGTCAATCGGGGGTTTATTCGACGGGCGGTTCCGCAATTAACTGCGGAGGATCTTCTGGGCGAATACGGAATTCCCAGTAGGTGTGTTTGCGTGTAAGGCCATCGATTGCTCGCTGGGCTTCCTCTACTGTGCGGTAGCGCCCCCATATACGCCAGCGTCGTTTTTCCACGGCTCGAAGTATCCCGCCGTGGGTATATTCCCCCCAACGGGACTCCACAACCACGGGTCGGTCCTTCTTGGACTTACCGGTAACAGCCTTTTGTTCGGTTATGCCGCGACGTGCATCCTTTGCCGCATTGCAGTCTTCCCTGTACGAGCGCATTTTCCCACCCTTCGGTTCGTGTTCGACGGGCGAACTTTTCCGCTCGTCGTGATGCCCTACTCCCCGAATCCCAATAGTCCATGACACAGCTATTGGATTGTGTTTTTCCCAACTGCTTGCCCAGCGCCACGAACTTGCTACCACCTAAGCTAATGGCTTCATACGCTTCGCCATTGCCGGTGTTAAACCAGTAAACTGTACCAGCCGTGATTTTAAACGTACTGCCAGAGCCAGATATCGTTACATCAGCGGTGTTAGCTTCTTCCAGCTTTGTATGGTACTCCTCCCATGGGTCCGGTGGTTCGTGTTCTGACCGGATATCCCACTCAGTACCATCCACTCGTACTACTTCCCGCTGACGAACTTGATTGTTGTCCATTATCTTTTTCCCGTGCTGCACTGCTCACGCCACTGTTTCCGATAGAACTTCATTTTCTTCACCGGCCACCAATCCCGATGTTTTTGCTGCTGGGATCCGAGCACGCGCAGTGACCCCAACAAACACCTAGCTTCATCCCGGCGTTGCTCAGCCAGCGTGCGCCACACTATTCGGTAAGTGCCGCGTCCAAAATGAATCGATATGTTACGACTCATTTTCTTTCTCTAACCGGGCCTCGCGTCTCACCTTCCAAAAGTACTCAAGCCATTCAATGGCGTCAGCCGGATCACCCAATTCACATGTCTGCCGACGCCTGAAATTCATGGCCGCCAGTTGACGTAGGGTAATTTGCACCGCCCCAGCAGCGACCGCCAGCTTGCGCTTGCTCAAGCAGATATCGAAATGGCTATCGTGAGCCGGGGGCGCTTGGTGCCATTTACGAGGCACGCCGATGGTATCAGCCATCGCCAGCAATTCCTCATCGGTATCTGCCACCATATGGCACATAGTCATCCGGCCAAATTGGGCTTCCATGTCGTCTACAAAGACACTCATTTGGCGTCCCCAACTGAGTGGTACATTTCCAAGCCCGCACTACCCAAAATCGAATAGTCTCCAGCCACTTTGAACTCCACACGTTTGACCGTGCCATCCGGGTGATACTCAATAGCCTTCACCGTGGGACACATGGGCGAGGCATGAATCAGCCCGCACCACCGACAAGGGTTATTCGTGGTCATGAGCCACCTCCACTTCGTGCCAAGGGCCGCTCGCGCCGCCCCACATTTGAACAATATCCGATTTGAGCATGAACCAGTTATAGACCGGGTAGACCGTCTCACCTACCCAGTCCACGTCGATATACAACAGCTTTGAGATTACGTGCCCGATGCCATATAGCACCCAGGCCCCAATCAGCGCCGCGAATTTCTTAATCATTGAACGCCTCGCAATACCACTCAATGAACTGCTCATAGGTCCAGCCGGGGCGTTTGAGCCGCAATTCCAAAAACAATAGGAATAGCTGGGTGGTGTTCGTTTCCAGACTCATGAGCTTTTCCCAGTTCCGCCGCACTCGGTGCAAATCACAATTCCCCACGGGGGATCATCCCGCATACCACGACCATAGCAGTAAGTACAAATACCTGCCTTCTCCATCGCCGCCCAGCGTCCATCAAATTCAGCCTGTGCCTTCCTATCAGCCACCTTCTTCAGGTGTACAGCCTTTTGATGCCGAAGGATCAACGCCTTAATTAAGTCAGTCATTGCCTGTTCTCGGATCATCGGGACTCTTTAAGTGCTCACGCCACGGCACTTTCACCCCATTGATACGAAATCCCCACCCGCCTTTCTTAGGCCCGAGGATAAACAACGTCCACACTCCGTCTGGGGGCACATGAACGATGTTATGAAATTCCCCGAACTTAATCGCCGCCGAATCACCTGCCTCGCGCCAATACAAACCCTCGTCGCGTTCCTCAACATAATGATTCTTAAGTATAAACGTCCGCGCATTCACCGGGTGGTCATGTGGCTCTGGGAAAAGATCTCGCCTTAGAATCTGGTGTACCCGGGCACTCCAGGGAAACCAAGGGTGAGGCTTGATATTGTCCCCAGCGTTATCGCCATTGAACAACCACCACCGGTTCATATAACCTGGAAGATGAAAATACTGGGTCTTCATTGCTTGCTTAATAATCGCATCAGCAACGCACGGAATTGCCAGCACTTTAGCCACACGATTCCAAAACCAATCAACTATTTTTTCGTAGATACTCAATTGCAGCCTCCAGAAAATTTGGATTATCCCTAAAATGCCCAAGACCCGAGTTGCACAGACCGCACAACAAACCCCTAATTTTGCCACTGCCGTGATGGTGGTCAACCACTACTCCGGTAAAGCCATTACCATTTTCAAATAAGGTCATTTTACAAATCGAACAACGCCCTTCCTGACGATCAAATAAAACTCTAAATTCAGTCTCGGTCAAGCCGTACTTGTGCTTCCAACGATAACCTCTCGTCTTTGGCTGTATCTTACTTTTCCAGTATCTTTGAGCATAACTTTTAGATTGAGCATCGCAGCAAACTTTGCATTGATGCTTCATCCCATCTTTGGTGTGTTTAGACTTATAGAAGGATGCAGTAGGCTTATACCGCTTGCACTTACTGCATCGCTTCGGGTTAGTGATTGTTACGGTCAAATGCTATTGACCTTTGGCGCATCAGCCCTGCCGACCCGGTTCAACAACTGGGCTAGTTCATCTGGAGAATGGTCGTACCA